CCTTCTGTGATTTCACAACAATCCTTTTTCACAAAATCTGGAAAGGTATTATAGAATACTTTGTTAGAACCGGCTGAAGGGTCTAAAACCGTATCCGCATCTTTTAATTCACACATATCAATCATTATCTGAACGACGCTTATAGGTGTATGAATAATGTCATTTGGTTTTTCACGACCTTTAATATTTCTGATAGAAGATGTTTTTTTCATATATAGAATTATATGTATATATTCTATGTATGAAATAACCGAACAAACAAAAAAACGGGCAAAAGAATTAGGTGTTGAAGTGAAACCATCTACAAACTCTAAGAAAAAGATAGACGTTTTCAAAAATGGTAAAAGAATTGCGAGTATAGGTTCTTCTTTTTATGCCGATTATCCTACATATATTAAAACCAAAGGAAAAGATTATGCCGATATTCGCAAAAAATTATACGCTAAAAGACACGCAAAAGATATAAATGTTAAAGGAAGCAATGGATATTATGCTTATGAACTACTTTGGAATTAGAAAACAAACCTTCCAATTAGTTCATTGTTACACTTTGAAATTTCTCTAAACCATTTCATATAGCAATATACATAATCATTATCATATTGTTCCTGCGTCCAACGAACCCATTCTCTTTTCATTCTATCGGTATTTCTAACAAACTGATATTTGTTAGGGTATTGCCTCTTCAATTCAAATAATGTGTTATATATCTTTGTAGCATAAAAAATGTCGCTTGTCTGGGGGCTGTTGCTCGTTTGGGGACTAACATATTTCTCCACTATATAAACGAATTGACAATAATGTATCAACTTATCATATGGGAGCATATCACGTGCTTCTACAATTTTACCCTCTTTGGTTAAACCATTCCATATAATCCGATTTTTTTGATATTCGGTTTCTAATTGATTTACATCACTAACATCACTATCTAAATATATTCCTGATTGTAGAATTTCATTAAACATCTCAGGTCTTACATCATCAGTAATATTGAAAAATTTCTCGGCAATTTCAACAACCTTATTCTTATTTAACCCTTCATGAGAACAATCAGCATTGAAGTCATAATTTATAATTTTCTCGTTAAATTTCTCAATATTTTTAAGATGTTTCTTGGTTTGTAAATGGCGGTCATAATTTGCTTTCAAAATACTTGAATAATCACACACATCGCACTTATGGTAAATTGGTAGAATAGTAGTAGTTTCCATATTCGTTTATCTATATATATATTATATTCATCGTTTTTAAGCCATTTAAACGAATACGATGAATACCGAAACAAAAACAATTTTTTATTAGCTTAATATAGTATGAGAGCATCAAAAGTCAAAAAAACCCCAGTAGAAAATACTCCAACGCCAACGCCAGTTTCTAATTCTATGAATTTCTATGAAACCATTCCTAAGCATTTTTTAGATAGTAAATTGGAAAACCCGAACCAGACGGAGCATAACTTTTCCATACCTTTTCGAGGTGTAGTCGTAGCTCCGTCTGGTTCGGGCAAAACAAATTTTGTAGCAAATCTTATCAAGATTTTTAGTAAAGGTAAGGGAACATTTGTTACTATAACTATAATATGTAAAGATAAAGATGAACCTATATACAAATATTTAGCTTCTCTTAGTGATGCTATTCAAATCAAAGAAGGTGGATTAGAAAACCTCCCTGATTTGAATAAAGCCGATAAAGAAGTTCCTACACTATTAATTATAGATGACCAACAATTAGAAAGAAGACAAAATGGTGTAGAAGAATATTATATAAGATGTCGTAAGAAAGGGGTGAGTATATTATACTTAGCACAGAATTATTATGTAGTTCCAATAGTTATAAGAAGAAATTGTAACTATCTTATTGTTCTCAAATTGTCAGGTGAAAAAGAAATAAAGATGATGCTTCGTGAGGTTGGTTTGGGTCTTACAAAAGAACAACTAATTAATATGTATCTACATGCTACAAATCAAAAGTTTAATGTATTGATTATAGATTATGAAAGCACGGATATAACCCGTAGGTATAGAAAGAACTTTAATCAGTATTTAGACCCTGCGGATTTTGTTTAACATAATTCAAGTGTTTATGACTTCGCTCGTGTTGATGTCTATCATATTTTCGTATAGTTGAACCGCAACCGCAGGTATATTTAATCTTCCCCCTCTCTGCTATTTTATCCTTATTAGCCTCATAATATTCCTTATGTTTTTCCAAAATTGTATCTCTATTACCATTATACAATTCCTTATTATGTTTTGCTATTTTATCCTTATTAGCCTCATAATATTCCTTATGTTTTTCCAAAATTGTATCTCTATTAGCCGCACGATATTCCTTATCATATCCCACTTTTTTTTCTTTATTAGCCGCACGATATTCCTTATCATATTCCACCTTTTCACTCTCATATATCATAGGTTTTATCATATTCAAAGAAGCGTTTAACAATTCATAATGTTTGCGTTCTTCTGCTCGTGCCTGTTCTTGATTATTACAAGGAAACTCGCATATTTGTATCATACTCCAATTATCCCACCCACCATTAGCACGAATGGTTTGATATACTTTATAATTGTGATGGATACTATTTTCATTATTACACGAAGATTTATGAAAACATCTTCGTTTAACCATATTTGTAGTATGACCTACATACACATCAGTAACATTCAAATCATTACATACAATTTTATATATAATCGTTTTAGAGTAATCCATTGCTTGTTTAGGCATTGTATAAGATTACATAGGACTACTCATTTAAATCATTTTATTTCTTAGATTAATCCATTCCCAAGTTCCTTAATTTCATTTTCACTATCCCTAATATCTTTATGAACTACTTCTCTAATACCCAAATCTAATTCACGCTTCGCACCATTCTTAGGTTGAAAGAATTGGGATAAAACATATTCATTCTGTTTGTAATCATTAGATTTTGACAAGTCATTAAAGAAACTAAGAAAAGTTCCAACATCATCATATATATTGTAAGTTCTATGAGGAAAGCAATTTATATAAAATGACATAGCTAAAACAAACCAGCCGCACATTCCTGAAACGATACTTTGAATATCCTTAGTAGTATGAGGACATCTCATTCCATTACAATATTCTTTTACAATGTCTCCTACAATTGTTGGATATATACAACCGTAACTATCAAAATATATAGGAGCGAATTCCCCGTTAGGATATTTATTCATTTGTAAAAAAACGTAATGCGTTCCTTCATTTTCCTTTCCATTTTCATCAGTTTCATCTTCCAAATTGATAATGTATGTTTTATTATATTCCAATCTTTTCTTAGGTAGTTCGGTTTTAAAAACAACATCAGCCAAAGGAATATCCATCTTTTTTGCCATAGTTTTAATTTGATAATCGGTAAGCATTATTATTCTATATCAATAAAAAAAAATCTATGGATATACTAATATGGCAACAGGAAAACCTTACAGAACTGAATATGATAGAACACAAAATTATAAAGACTATATGAAATTGCTTGATTTACAAATCAAAAATAACAAAACGAATTATGATGCGAACATATTGTATAAACAAACAGGTGTTCCAACACAACCATTAGATACAAGAACTTATGCTGAAAAACAACAAGATATAGCACAATTAAAGGTTAATTTACGTAGTGAATTAAGAATATTGTTAGACGATAATGTAATACAAGAAGTGTTTAATGATTTGAATGACGACCAAATACAATTTTTGGCAGGTGTTGCGACAAGTTTAATTGCTGAATTGAAACCCAAATATTCTCTTGGAATGACAGCCCACCATTTCTTAGATGTTTTAGATAAGAAGATTAGACAAGAGCAGGATTTTTCATTAAATCACGAAATAATGGGAACCTTAGCAGATACTTTGGAAACAATAGCAGATAATATGGTTACAGGAGATAAGATGAATGAATTGATAGATAGAATAGAACACTCTAAATATACACGAACTGATGAAAACGAAAGGATTGTGAATAGTCTAAGAGGTATAAATCAAGAGATTATACATTCACAAGACATATTAGCAACTATAAATGATAAAATTTTGAACCCCGATGCTTTATATGAAGTTCTTAGAGCAGTTGGAACAGAAAATAGTGAAGCAGTTGAAGAAGCTTTAATAGAACAATTTCAAACCTTACCCACAATGGAGCAAGTAGATTTTTTGATTGATAAAATAGAACAAGCAAATAGATTAGGTGACAGAACAGGGTTAGATGAAGTTCTACAAGATATAAAAGGTGAATTTGCTACTATGAATGATAGAATAGACTTTTATAATGAAGAACTTACAAGTGCCGTAGAGCAATCGGCAATAGCTCAGGCACAAGCTATGAGACAACAATCTCAAACTCTAATGAATGAAAATCAAAGAACTAGAGCAAGATTAGAAGGACGAATTGGAGGTTTAGGAGACCAAGTGGAACAAATGAATGAAGGAATAAATGAAAGCATAACTGGATTAAGAGGTGAATTAACAACATCTATTTCAGGCATTGCTAATCAATTAACTGCCTTATATGATAATATACAACGACAAGCAGGATTATTAGGAGATTTACAGGGAGGACAAGCTGATATAAAAGCGACACTTCAATCAATAGAGCAGGCGATTAATATGATACACGGGTTGGGAGAAGTAAATGTAACTCAACTTTTGAATATGGGAAATAGAATTGATGAATTAAACAATCAAGTAATGACAATGGGTATTCAACCTGAAACAACACAAGATATTATGACAGCCATCACATCATTTGAAGATGAATTTCAAAAACAAAGTAAAAAACAAGAAAGTAGATATAATGTTGAAACATCGGCAGAACAACAAAGAGTAAATCGTGAAAGGTTGATTGGAAATTTAAGACATTATTATAAACCTTATCGTGAAGTTGCTGAATTTAAAACATTAGGTCAAATGCGAGAGCTTTTGAAAAATATTTACAGAATTGGAGATGAAGATTTAAATAGGGTTATGGAAATACATACAAGAGAACCTGAAACTCGCACTTTTAATTTAACTGCTATTGGTAAATTAGGTAATCTTAACAAATTAAAAAACGATTATAAAGCAATAGAAAGTGTGATATTGGAAATTTTAAACAACGCACCGCCACCACCAATTTTTTCTGAAAGCACTACAACAAGTGAAGCTGTAAAAAAAATATCAGGAAGCACTCCAAGAACACCAGTAGAAAGTTCTTACAGACCAAGGAGAACAATTCCAGAAGAAGCATTACCATACGATTTTAGAGGAGAACCAACTCAAATGGCTTCTGCCCCATCGGGTGAAAAAAGTGAAGGGAAAGGATTAATGAAACACTCAGGAGTTTCAATACGAATGACAGGCAGAGGTATAGCACCAAGAGAGAAATATGTTCCACTTGGAAAATATCTTGTTAATATTCATAAATTAGAGCATAACAATATTGTATCTTTTAAATCAACAAATCATAAAAGCACAAATATTCAATCCAAACGAGTATCTCAACAAGTAGCAGATATTTTGAAAAACATCGTAGATGGTGATTTAGATAATATTCAAATGGATAATCTTACCGAAGATGATATTTCCTATCTTTTTCAATTAATCAAGAAATGTGAATTACAGAATTTCTTAGATGGAAAAGCTGAGAATAAAGTCAAGACAAAAACAGAAGAAGAAATACATAAGTTTCACGTATTACAAGGAGAAATCGTAGCAGGCAATGATAATCCACAATTAATAAGGGAGTTTAAAGCAATTCTTCTTACGATGATGAACGAAGGAAAATTATCTAAGAAAGAAGCAGGTGATGTATTAATTCAAATGTCGTTATTAGGCATTTAACTTTTCTTTGTATATGATATATGAAGACGATAGTTTTGAATGCCTCTAATCTTGTTAATAATGGATTGAATAACCAATTCGTATATCTATTCCCAAACTCCGTTTCTATAAAGAATAGTTACATGTCAGTCGCATCTGTTGCTATATATTATTCTTGGTATAATATTTCAGCAGCATTAGGAAATAATTCATTCACATATACTTGGACGGTTGGAACTACTACTACAACCTATACCGTTACTATTTTTGACGGAATCTACCAGGTGGCGGATATTAATTCTATGTTACAATATACGATGATTACTAACGGTCAT